GTGGAGGCTCTTGTGGAGTTTGAGGACCAATTATTGTATGACTGTGAGAAGCTATTTCTGGAGTGGAAAGTGTGTGTCCTCCAACTGTACCACTTACAGAACCTGAAACAGGTTGTCCGGGAGCAGATTTATCAGTCGTTGCTAAGAATGATGAGAAGTAAGATGTCGAACCACCTGTACCTCCACCAGTTCCTGTCACGACTGACATTACTGTATTAGATAAAGCGGATGCTGTATCTTGTGTCCATCCTGTTGGAGCAGATGCTTGATAGAAAACCATTTTTGTTCCTGATTCAAAACCAATCCCTGTTGCCGTACCTGTTACGGTTAGATTGCCTGTAATTGTTGTTGAAGTTAAATTTGCCATGTTATTTACTTACTCCTTTTTAACATTTCTATTTCTTTTTTCAATTCTTTAATAGCTTCTAAAAGATAGGCTGTCATCTTGGTATATTTTACAGCTTCAGGCTTACCATTTTTTAATTGAACTAATTCAGGGACATATTTATAGACTTCTTCTGCTATAAATCCTGTTTCATCTTTTTGAGAACCATCAATTTTGTCATATTTTACAGCGTTAATAGAATAGATGCCATTTAAGTTTTCTAAAGGTCGAATGTTTTCTTTTAAGGCAATGCTTGACTCTTCCGTAATTGTGCCACCAATCGTGACATCTCCCGATAAACGAGATAGAGAATTTTTTACATTATAGTTAGCAGAACCATCACAATATAAATAAGCGTATTCTCCTTGTGTTACTGCAATACCGTTGGCAGCATGCCCTGTCGCCGCAATAGTAACGGAAAAAGATCCTGAGGTATTATTATAAACTATATAATTATTTTCTACCGCAGGAATAAAAACATGAATGTTTGCAGTTAGTGTTCCATTTAAATCTAAAACTTTATTAGAAGATTCAGCAGTGGGATCGGCATTGTTGGTTGTTAAAGTAACATTAGAAGATCCTGCAACAGACTTTGATAAAAATCCTGCTGTAAAAGCATCCACTGTTTGTAAATTGGTGTTAGTGTTATTGCCCCAGGTGTTTGCATTAGCACCTGTTTCCATTAACTCTAATTTTAAACTTGATGAATATGTACTAGCCATTTAATTTTTCCTTTAACAATTGTATTTCTTTATTTTGTTTTTTCAAGGCTTCTAAAAGATACATCGTCATTTTTGTATATTTCACTGCATCAGGTTTACCGTCTTTGCATTCGACTAGATCAGGTAAAACTTCATATAGTTCTTCCGCAATCACACCCACTTCATCTTTCGAAGAACCATCTTTTCTGTCATACTTCACGGCATTGACATTGTAGATTGCTTCATTGAACTCGAGTGGTTGTACGTTTTCTTTGTACGCTAAACTTGAAGATTCGACCACGGTTCCCGTTACAGAAATACCTGTGGCTGTGGTAGCAAACTTTTGTGAATTATCATAATAAAGTTTTACGTCTGAATCATCATTAAAGATAGCAAAAGTCTCACTCATTGCTTCATCACCAATTTGAATACTATTGGTTGATTGTAGTCTTAAATTTCCTGCTCCATTATCTTTTATAATTGAATTGGAGCCATTGTGATAAATCTGTAAGTCATTAGATGCACCAAATCTTAAATAATCGTTATCACCTAAAGATACATTAGCAGTGAATGTTACATCACCATTATCTTTATCAATACTTAGTCCTTCATTACCACCTGCTTTTAAAACTAAATCAACGGCAGAAGTGTCAATAGCATAACAACCAATTTTAGTGTGACCACTTTCAGCATTATTGGTTATTTTTAAAGGAAATGTAGTTGTTAAATTATCATTAGCTTTCACTTGTAAAGTTGAGCCATCATAAGTTAGATCAGATTCGCCGTTAAGAGTATTGGCTGTTCCACTACCTGTAATAACTCTATTGTCAGCGTTATTATTTATTGTAGTTCCTGTAATTGTTGTAAAGGATAAAGCACCAGAACCGTTTGTTGTTAAAGCCTGTCCCGTTGTACCATCCGAAGTAGGAAGAGTATAAGCACTGTTAACATTAGTTGTTCCTGTTAATTTAATCGTATCAGCTTCAACATTAATCGAACCACCAACGTCTGCATCTTTAATAACAGATACGCCATTGGCATGATCGTGATAAATTTGATACTCGCCTGTTGGGCCCATTAAGATGTGATCTAAATCTCCTAAGGCAACATTGGCTGTAAAAGTAGCACCGCCTGTGACTGCTAAAGTCGATCCATCAAAAGTTAAATTTGTTTCGGCATTCATCGCATCCGTGCCTGTTGCAGTCACGATTCGATTGTTAGCACCATTGGTCATAAAATCAGATACATCCACAGCAACAGTGTCTGCGGTTACATCAATACCTGTCCCGGCTCCGACATTAAGAGTTACCGCACCTGTAGTTCCTCCACCTGTTAAACCATCGCCCGCAGTGACACCTGTAATATCACCGACGTTTATGGAGCCACCTAAAGCAACTCCTGTTCCATTAATAGTAATACTAGAATTTGCTAGTCTATCTTGATCTAAAGTTCCTGTCGAAATTGTTGAAGCGTTGTTTAAAGTGACATTAGCAGAAAGTCTTGCATCATTAACAGTTCCTGCGGTTAATGTAGATGCATTAATATTTGAAATAACAGCAGTATTATCACTTGATAAAATAAAAGTTTTACTAGCAGGTTGTGTTGAGAAAACAACTTTTTCCCCTGCACCGAAATTGACTAAAGAACCTCCATTAGAAGAAGAAATGACGGTATCACGAGAAAGAGTATCTGGAGCTCCAGAAGTGACTGTTCCTATGCCCACTTCCCAATCTGTTCCTGTCGGATCTTCAATAGAATAGTAAGTTTCATTACCATTTCCAATACCAGCAACAAATGTTTGAAACTGAGAAACTGCACCGCCTAAATTAAAAGTGCCTGTTCCTGTAGTAGTTGTTGTCTCTTTGACTCTATCTGCTATTTGAAATGCCATGTCTTTTTATATCCTATGCCGCAACCTCTGTCCATGTGTTTGATGCTCCTGTTACTACATTAGCCCACGGAGTTGATCTCATATTACCAACAAAAGAAGACATTTCAATACCTGTTAAGATAACCGCAGCAGGTGCTGTTGCAGTTCCTTCACTAAAGACAATTTGTAATCCTGTTGGTTCAGCGACTGCATTAGCAGTGACCGTAGGTGTACCATCGGCAAACTGCATTGCGAGTCCCGTGACAGATATAATTGAATCTGCGGCGGCGACTGCTGTTCCTAAATCAACACTTGCAGTTGCTCCTGTTGGAGTAATGACTGCTGTGCCTGTAACTGTTTCTACGCCTGTGGTAGAGGAAATTAATAAACTTGTTGGTTCTGCGGTTGCTCCTGCTATGGCAGTAGCAGTTCCTGTATCAGAAGATATTTCTTCTCCTGTAAGAGTAAGATTAGAATCGGCAGCAATAACAGAAGTACCTAATTCTGTATTGGCTTGAACGCCTGTAGTAGGTACAATAGATTGAGCTTCTGCGATGACTGTGCCAATCGCAAAATCCATTTGGTCTTCTGACGCAACGACAGTAACACTACCACCTGCTGAAACACCTACTCCCTGTAACGCAAAAGAAGCCGAAACGCTTGTTACTTGTATAACAGCGTTTTCAATAGGTTCCGCAGCGTACGGAGTTGTGGAAAAGGGAAAATCAGCGTAAGACATATCTTATAGTACAAACATCATCTGTGTTTGTAAACGAAATATGCCTTAGCTAATTCTTAGAATTGCGCTAGAAGCATCATTGGTTGGGAACTGAATTGTAAAAGTTCCGCTTGTCGATGTCTTCACACCACCAAAATCTAATACTGCGATTGAAGCATTTACGTTTGCAGATGAAGTGTTGTAAATCAAAGCTGCTTGAGCTGAGATTGTTGCAGTGGTAAATGATAAATCATCAAAGTCTACAAAAGCTGTTGATGCTGTTGCATTAGTTTTGGTTAAGCTAACGTTAGCATTCGCTAGAGTGCCACCGCCTGCTGAATATGAGCCTGAATCACCAACTTCGTTTGAAGCGGAATAGGCTGATGTGTTTGCATCCAATGAAGCTGCATTTGAATAGAGAGCGAGTTTTAATGTATCGCTTGATATATCATGATCGCCATCTAACAACTGCTGTTTGAATGTTGCACAAACTGCTTGGTTAATTGCCATGTTTTAAGCCCTCCTTAGGCTTGTGGGTCTGCTGACGGTAAAGGAACTCGCAAAACGCCGTCCGCATACTCGTCTCTACGTTTACGTCCCATCTGCTCATTAGCAAATGCTGTTAAAGCAGTTTGGAACTTTTGAGTGTATAATTGCATATCTTGAATGTTTTTCAAGTATGAAAACGTTTCGGACAACACACCATATAGTAAAACTTCAGGTGCATTATTGGATATGAAAGTAGTTGTATTAGTATTACTTAATCTTTCCGGAGTTTCATTATACCACATTTCTATGGTGTAAACTTGATCAGGTGTAGGAGCTAGCATTAAAGTATTATTGTCCCAATTAGCCCAATATCTAGGTTGCCCAGTATCAGTTGTTGTGGACCGTTGAACACTATATTCATCCATAAAAGTCGTATCTCTTTGCTCCAACCAAACACGATTATTATTTGAATCAATTAATTGAAGACCTCTAGCAAATCGAAATCCACCCTCAGGACCCGATACATCTAAAAAAGCATTATTGGCTGTGCAAGTTGTGGTTGCATATCTTCTTTGAGCATCACTATCAAGAAGTCGATCTATTTGATTTTCAATATTAGTGATAAAAACGTTAATAACAGAGTTAGATAGAACATTGCTATCTACCTCAGTGTAATTTCGGACATTTGTTAAAAGTTCAGAATAGTTCATGATATACTCACGGTAACTCTACCAAGACGGACTAAAGGATTCAAGTCTCTTGTTTCTGTAGAGGGTATCATTCCTGTTGATGTAAAGGAGCTATCTCCTGGAGATCCAACAAATACAGTCACAGGCTCTTGTCGAGCGGGCCTGGGGTCTTGTAATGCTTCGG